ATTAAATGCACTACCAGTTAAAGAAACATCAATGATGGTCTACTGTACAAACGGTAACGCAGGCGCTGCTTGTGTTGCAGTATATGATGGATCAAATTGGAAAGTTGTAGCACTAGGCGCAACAATAAGTTAAGGAGTCTCTACCATGAGTGAAAATGCGGACAACACTGAAACTTCACAGGACAAAGAAGACGCACCAAAAAAAGGTGCACCTAAGAAGCAAATAGACAAAGACGTATTGAGAAAGTTGTGTGAAATACAATGTACACAAAAGGAAATGGCTTACGTATTAGGCGTAAGTTCAGATACGTTAAATAGGAACTATAGGGAAGATATTGACATTGGTAAAACAATGGGTAAGATTGCCCTAAGAAGAGCACAATGGCGCAACGCTACTGAGAAGCATAATGTTACCATGCAAATTTGGCTAGGTAAGAATATTCTTAATCAAACAGATGCACCATTGGATGATGATGCAGGAACTATCCTGCCTTGGACAGACTAATAGGAAAGCTATACATGAGCAAACTAGACCACAAGTGGACAGAGGTTACAGAACAAAACGCTAAAGATATTGTTGATATTAAACATAGTATTGATACTATCAAAGATAACCACTTGAGTCATCTAGAAGCTGACATGTGCAAGCAATCCAAAGCAATTGAGAAGATTGACCAACGCATTTGGGCAGTGTTAATTATCTTAGTTGTATCAACAGTAATAGGGATGATAAAAAATGGCATATAGTACTAAGAAGAAACCAAAGAAGAAAAAGAAAACTAAAAAGTGAAGCTAACTCCCAATCATTTGGATCAATGGCGTATAATCCCCAGGTTGCTTATACTCAGCTACATGCTGGCATTTTACAATGCTACACAGTGGTTTATGAGTTTACCAGACCCAACTAACGCACAAGCAGGCTTTGTAAGTACCATTGTAGGTGCTGGCGCAGCTTGGTTTGGTCTATATGTATCAAACAGTAAAAAACTAGACAAGGAAAACAAAGATGAAAAAACATATTAATGATGCTCTAAACAATAAACATTTAGATCAGCACAGAGAAGGATTAAAGAGACAAGAGTTCCACAGCTTTGAAATAAAGGATGGGAGTTTGCGTAAAGAAACCATAACAAGAACATTCTTTAGCAATGGTGAATACATGGACAGCAATAGCTCAGAGACAATATGTAATGTCTCTTAGTGAAGTACAATCAGCTGTTAGTAAGAATACTAGTAGATTCAAGGTAGTAGTTGCTGGTAGACGTTGGGGTAAAAGTTATCTCAGTATGCATGAAATGGCCAAAGCCGCTAGGTTTCCTAACAGCAAGGTCTTTTACATAGCACCAACATATAAAATGTGCCGTCAGATTTTGTGGGATGATATTAAGGAAAAATTTATAAGAGCCCGTTGGGCTAAGAAGATAAATGAAAGTAATTTAGAAATTACTCTAGTTAATGGAAGTAGAATATACTTACGCAGTGCTGACAACCCAGACAATTTACGTGGTGTTAGTATGAGCTATATGATAATGGATGAAGCGGCTATGATATCACAAAAGATGTGGACAGAAGTATGCCGTCCAGCATTATCAGATCAACAAGGTGGTGCAATGTTTATTACAACACCACAAGGTAAAAGTAGTTGGGTATATGACTTATGGCAAGGAGCACACACTCAAAAGGATTGGAGTGCATTTCAATATACTACACTAGAAGGTGGTAATGTTCCAGACCATGAGATTGATAGTGCTAGAGGTGAACTTGATGAAAAGACATTTAGACAAGAATATGAAGCCAGCTTTGAAAGCTACATGGGAAGCATTTACTACAACTGGAACACTGAATTACATTTAATAGCTAATGACAATACTCTAGCTAGAAATGAAGTACTACACGTAGCAATGGACTTTAACGTTAGTCCACTAGTAGCTGCAATATGTAGAATAAGTGGAAATAATATCCACGTAATAGATGAGATTAAAATGGACGGTGCAAATACTTTTGAAATGGCAGATGAATTAAAACGCAGATATCCTGACAATAGACTATGGGTATATCCAGATGCTAGTGGGCAAGCACGTAAGACAAGTAGTAATACAAGTGATCATCACATACTACGTCAAGCAGGCTTTACACTAAAAGTAAGAGGAGTTAATCCTGCAATTAAGGATAGAGTAGCCGCAGTTAATGCTAGTTTATTATCTCAAGATGGAAGTGTTAAACTAACAATTGAACCCAAGTGTAAGCACTTGATTAAATGTATTAGCAGTCAAACTTACAAAGAAGGAACACAAGTTCCAGATAAAACAAGTGGATTGGACCACTTTAATGATGCATTAGGTTACCTAGTACATTGGATTAATCCAATAAGACGTCCAGTTCAAGAGAACAAAGGACAGCCTCAATTATTTGGCATGTATTAAGAAGATAAATAATAGGATAGCAACTGATTGATCACGGTTGTGTAACCTTTAAAGGACAAAAACATATGTTAACATTAGAACAAATTCAAAACGTACACCCAGGCTATCAAGAAATAGCTGAACAAGCTAACTATCATTACAGAAGTTTTGTAGGTGGTGAAACATACAGAGACGGTGCTTACCTATCACGCTATATTGGTGAAAACCAACAGCCAGGTAATCAATATCAAAAACGGTTAAACTCAACACCATTAGACAACCATGTACAAACAACAATAGACATTTATAGAAGTTTCTTATTCCGTACATTACCAAAACGTAACTTAGGACTGTTAATCAATAACCCATTAGTAGAACAATGGATGGAAGACACAGACCAAGAAGGACAAGGCTTAGACAGTTTCTTAAAAACAGCAAATGATCTAGCAATGGTAAATGGTAGTACTTGGATTCTAGTTGATAAAGCAAATTACAAAGTAGAAACACAAGCAGAAGCAATTGCATTAGGCATACGTGCTTATGCCGCTGCATACACACCACAGAACGTATTAGATTGGTATTATGAGCGTAACGTTGCTGGCAAGATGAACTTAGAATATATTAAAGTTAGAGAAAGTGATAATGATCAATACACAGTCTTTAGCTGTTGGCATACAGATAAAATAGAAAGATACAAAGTAAGCAAAGGTGAATTAACTGGAACTTATGAAGCTATCATTGAACATGATGAGTATCCAAACCCATTGGGCTATATTCCTTTTGTGTTTCACAGTCCATTAAAGAGTCCTGTTAAAGGTGTTGGCGTTAGCTTAATTGCAGACGTAGCTGATCAACAAAGATTCATCTATAACTGTACAAGTGAGATTGAACAACATTTGCGTATTGCAAGTCATCCTACACTGGTTAAAACACCAGCTACAGATGCTGTTGCAGGCGCTGGTGCTATTGTTACAATGCAAGAAGATATGGATCCATTATTAAAGCCATACTTGCTACAACCCAGCATACAAACAGCTGATAGTATATTAGAAACTATTAGACGTGCAGTAGATGCAATTCAACGTATGACACATACCAGTGCTATACAAGCTACAAGTGGATCACCAATGAGTGGTGTAGCAATGCAAACTGAACGCCAGCTACTTAATGCTAAACTTGGTGATATTGCAGATACACTAAGAGAAACAGAATTATTGATGTGGGACATTTGGTTAGATTGGCAAGACCTTAACTATCCAGAAGACTTCAGCATTGAATATCCAGATACATTTGATATGCGTGATGAACATTTAGAATTAGACTTCTTACTGAAAACACGTAGTTCAGGTGTAAACAATACTATGTTCCAAAATGAAGTAAGCAAACAAATTGTTGCACTAACAGTTGATGATGCTGAAATACAAAGCAGAATCTTAGCTGACTTGGATACAGGTGAAGATAAATTTGTACCACATGAGATGATGGACCCTATGAGTGGAAAGATAGTTGCTGTTACTAGTGAAGAGCAACACCTAGCACTTGAAGAGATGGGTTTCAATATGCACACAGACGGTGACATTGGAGAATATTAAAGTTGGCCTTCTCAACAAAGCAACATGATACAATACTTCAAAGTACACTAATAGATGTACAAAATGGAGTCTATGATTCAGCTAAGGCATTGGAAAATGCTATAGCAGACTTGGTAAGCTCAGGCTTATCAGTAGAGATGGTAAGACCACAGGTTGTGCAAACCTTTAATGAATATGCACAATCCATTAGGACAGTGGCAGAACCCCTAACTAATTTAAGTGCTGATTATATTGCACAAAGTAGTTTAGGACCTACGCAGGCGGACATTACTGCTAAAAATACGTTATTGACTTTGAGTCAAGACAATCTAAGTAGTATGGTGACTGGACACACGGAAGATGTAATGCAAACTATAGTATTAGGTACTGTAGCTGGATTAACATTAGCCAGTCTTAATGGACAAGTAAGAGGAAGAATTAGCGGAGTGTTAATGGATTCAAGTGATCCTACAATACGCCGTATACAACGTGATCTAAGGCGTGCAATGCGTGAAGGTGCTAGTGCTAGACAAATAACTAGATACAGAGCCGCTATACGTGATAGATTACCAAAAGATATTGCAACTGCTAATAGCCTAGCTGTTAAATTAAGTAGTGAAGCTGACAATAGTATTGGAAGCTATGATGGAGCATTTCTTAAAGCAAGAAGTGATGAATTAGGAACTACACAGTGGCGTTACGCAGGTGGAATAATAGAAACATCAAGACCTTTTTGCATGGCACACGTTGGTGATGTCATGACAAAGGAACAGATGGAAAGAATATGGCTGGGTGAAAGCTGGGCTGGCAAGGAGCCAGGTGATCCGTTTGTAGTAAGAGGCGGATACAACTGCTTACACTATTGGGTACCCATAGAATCTGAAGAGGATTCAAAAGGATAAATAAACATATACAAGTAGATGCTATTATGCATCCAACCCTAACTATAAAGGAATATTGACATGACAATTGATAATCATGGTGCAGAAATGCAAACTGAAACTGTAGACACTGGGGATACAGCAACAGGCCAAACAAATGACTCCCAGGTTGAAGCCGCTAAGTCTTTTACTCAAGAAGAAGTAAATGAACTTATTGGCAAACGTGTTGCCCAAGTTAACAAGAAATTTGAAAATGTTAACGTGGAAGAATACAACGCACTCAAGAGCTTGAAAGAGCAAGTTGAGGAAGAGCAACTGATCAAGAAAGAAGACTTTAGTGGTGTTCTTAAGAAGCAGAAAGAGAAAGCAGATAGTGATATCAATGCACTCCGTTCTGAACTTGAAACTATTAAAATTGACGGCGCACTAATTAATGCTTCTAGTAAAGCAAAAGCAGTAAGCCCAGATCACGTAGCTCAACTATTGAGAAAGAACATTACACTAGGTGCAGACGGTAACGTAATGGTTACTGATAATGACGGCAAGCAAAGGTACACAGATAATGCGGACCCTATGACTGTTGACAACTTAGTAGAAGAGTTCCTATCAAGCAACCAGTATTTTAAAAGTGCAGGACCCAGTGGTTCAGGTAGCACAGGCAATACTAACAATGCAAACCAACAGAGTTTGGACCTTGCACAACTTGATTTAAACAAACCTGAGCACAGAAAACTCTATACAGAGATGAAGAAGCAAGGGAAAGTTTAATTAATATAACCATTATTAGGAGAATATAAAAATGGCATACTCAGCACAATTTGGATCAGGCATCAACTTAGAAGCCCTAATGGTCCCAACACAAGCAGCAACAGTTTACGCTGCACAGGAAAGTTCATTGTACCTACCAGGTTCAATCATTCCTATTCAACAAGTAGCAGAAGGTTCAGCAACAGCACAAGTAGCTGTAATGGGCACATCAACAGTACAAACTGTAACTGGTGACGGCGCTACTCCACAAACAGAAGATATGGATCCAGGTGTAGACTTTACAGCTTACCTACCTTCTAACACTAAGACAACTATTGCCTTAGATCTAATTGCTACAAGAACTGTTATCCGTGATTTGGGGGGTGCAGATTTTAATGATTTTGGACGTATACTTGGAAATGCCATAGGAGCAGAAGTAGATAAACGCTCAACAGGCGCACTTGCAGGCTTAACAATTGTTGCACCAGGCGGCAGTCCAGCTACATTGCTTGATGATCTTTATGACGCAATTAGTACAGTACGTGCAGCTGGTGAAACTGGCCCACTTAACTGTGTAGTAAACGCAGCAAAATACGGTGACTTCATGAAAGTTATTGGTTCATCTGCTTTTGCAGGTGGTGAATTCCAAAACTCAGCAATGAGAGCGGGATTCTTAGGTACAATAGCAGGCGTTCCCTGTTTTACCTCAGCGTACATGATTGGTGCAAACTTACCTGGTATGAACTCAGCAGACTTTGCAGTGTTCTCAGCAGATGCAGTTAGAATTGCAATGCAAGGCGGCGTTAAGGTAGAATTTTCACGCCAGAGTGCAGCTGTTGGTACGTCTATCACAGCTAGTGCAGCATACGGAGTTGCTACAATTGATGCAACACGCGGTGTTATTAGTGGTGTTGTTACACCATAAGACAGCCTAATTATTTAGGTAGTTAGTGGGTCATTTAGGCCCACTAACACTACTACTATAGGAGAAGATTACATGGCATTTGCTACAAATAATAATTTACAAGAATACGCACCAGATGTGTTTGAACAAGGCATTGATGACTGGACTGATGAACTAGCTAAAGCGGAAGTTGATGTTATTAATACAATTCAGTATAAATGGTTTAACAAATATTACTCTAGAAGCCAATTCAACAGTACTTTGTTAGTTGAAGCACAATGGACTAAATCTACAGTATATCAAGCTCTTTATGCTTACATACTACCAAGACTGAGTACATTTAGACCAGAGGGAGATCCCTTCAGAGAACAACTAGTATTTTACAAAGAACGTTTTAATGAAGAAATAGATATCCAATTTGGTATAGGTATAAAGTATGACTTTGAGAATGATGGAAGTATTGATACAAATACAGACATCAAACAAGCAAGTCAACAGTGGTTGGTCAGATAATGGCTAGAAGAGAAGATATAGTAAAAGAAATAGTCAGCTTACTTAAAGCTCAAAGAAGCGTTAGGCTTGGCGTAGTTCAAAGGGATCCAATTGATCCTACACAACTTGCTAAAACAGCGTTTCCAGCAGTTTTCCTTGAGACTACAAATGAAAACATTGAAGATATTACAATGACAATGGGTTCAATTGGGTTGATGAGAGAAGGCGTTATGGAAGTAAATGTAGTGTTGCTAATAGGTGGTCAACAGCGTGATACACAGCGTAATATAGCTGTGGAAGCAATTGAGAACACACTAATGGCAAACAGACAATTGCCAGTTAATAACGTTCCATTAGTAGAAGACATTAGGCTCTCAAGAGTAGAGACTGTTGTAATTGGGGAAAGTGCCCCATTTGCAAGTTGTAGAATGGTATTCACAGTTGAATATTGTTATACACTAAATCAAACATAAGGAAAAACATTATGATATGTTATGCAGGTAAAGACGGAGCTCTCTCAGTAGGGGGCGTAAATGTTGCCATGTTAACTTCATGGACAGTATCACAATCAGCGGAAACGCTAGAGTGTGCTTACATGGGTGTTAGTTGGAAAGACTACAAAGCAGGACTAAATTCTTGGGAAGGTTCAGCGGAAGCTAACTTCACAGATTTGGCTTCAGCTGCGGGTTTAACTCCAGCAGAAATAGCAGCAAATACATTAGTTATTGGTTCAACTGTAAGTTTAATATTCTATCCAGTTAAGGCTGGAACTATGAATTTTACAGGATCAGCAATTGTAACAAGCATAGACAATAATGCAGCTTTAGGTGACGTCCAAACAGTGAGTTTATCATTCACTGGTACGGGTGAGCTTACAACTGACATTACAGTTTAAGTAAATACATTATAGCTACTTCAGGGTTATCCTTGGAGTAGCCGTAATTTGTTAGACAACCTCTAACAGTTCTAACAACCAGTCATACTATATGACAAAATGAAAGTAAACAAGGAAAAACATTATGACAACAGAAAACAAAGGCAATGTACTAGGAAATGCAAAGAATCATTTTAGAAGTGCATTAAGTCAAGAATTAATTAAAATTGAAGTTCCAGAATGGGACACTACTATCTACTTCAAAACTGCAACAAGTTTTCATGTAGAGAAAAAGATCCTAGAGCTACATGGCAAAGGACAAATGGTAGAAGCATTAGTTGAAACGCTAATTGCTAAGAGCTTTGATGCAAGCGGTAATCATGTATTTACACCAGCAGACAAAATTGTACTGATGCGTGAAGTAGATCCAGAAGTTATTATCCGTGTTGTATCAGCAATGCAAGAAGCAAAAGAAGAGGCAAAAGCTAGCCTGGGAAACTAGGAGATGATCTGGAGTTGTTGTTTATCTTCAAGGTAGCAGCAGAACTAGGTCATACAGTTGAGTGGATAATGAATAATATGAGCTACATAGAGCTTGAAGCTTGGGCAAAGTATTATGAATATCTACACAAACAAGCAAAAGCTCAACAAAAGAAATAAAGGAAAAGTCAGGAATATGAAAAGTATAAACGCTGTAATTAAAAATGTAAAAAGTCAAATTGATAGTGACTTAAATTTTTATGTTGCTGACTTAACCAAAAACTTACGTAAATTTACCCCAATAGATACAGGTGCGGCAAAATCAAGATGGGCAAAACTTGGTGGCACAGTTGGTATTGAAAACAAAGTTCCAGTAACAATTATTACAAACAAAGTAGGATACGCAGGTATTCTAGATGGAGCTGAAGGACGTCCAACAAGTAAACAAGCACCAAGAGGTATTGTTGAGCCAGCACTAAAGCACACAAACCAGAGATAAGGACACAACACTATGGCAGGTACCAGCACATATAACATTGATATAGTACTCAATAATAAAGCCGCAGGCGCATTGGGTAAAATGAATGGTCAATTAAAGAAGATTGAAAAGGGTGGCAAAAGAGTAAACGGCACCTTTGATAAAATGAAGAGCTTGGCTGTTGCAGCCGCTGGTGCGTTTGGTTCATTTAAAATTGCATCATCACTAATTAAAACAGCAGTACAATTTGAAAACTTAGCTATACAGTTAAACACTCTAACAGGTTCAGCAACAGAAGGTGCTAGAGCATTAAAGGTAGTTGAAGACGCAGCAGCAGACAGTGCATTTGCATTTGAAGATATGGCTAATTCCAGTGCTTTACTATTAACAGTAGGTGACGTAGATCAGTTAGCTAGTAGTTTAGAAATGGTTGGAGACATTGCAGCAGTTAGTGGATTAGAATTTGATGTAGTAGCAGGACAAATACAACGTGCATTTAGTGGCGGTATTGCGTCAGCAGATATATTCAGAGAAAAAGGTATTAAGAGCATGTTGGGCTTTCAAGAAGGCGTACAATATAGTGCTCAAGAAACAGAAGACATTATTAGAAAACTATTTGAAAATGGTACAGCATATGCATCAGGTGGTTCAAAACAATTTGCTAAAACTTGGACAGGTCAGCTAAGTTTAATTGGTGATAAAATAACAAACTTTAAAAAGACCATTATGGATGCTAGTGCATTTGCAGTTCTTAAAGAACAATTAATGAAAGTTAATGCATTTTTAAAAACTAATGAAGAAGCTATTAGCAGAGTAGCTGAAAGTATTGGTAACGCATTAGCAATGGGAATTAACAAGTTAGGTGAAGCAGTGGTATTTGCAGCTACACACATTGGCTTCTTTGCAAACGTAGCTAAAGTGCTAATTGGACTAAAATTAGCAACATATATTAATAAAATTATACCAGCCTTTAAAGCACTAAACATTGTTATGAGAGCTAATCCAATTGGATTAGTTATTACAGCGGTTGCAGCTCTTATAGGTTATTTAAGTTTTCAAAACGGATTAGGACGTACAATTGTACAAATAGAAGCGGCATTTAATGTATTAGGTAGCGTCCTTAGTTACTTTGGGAAATTCCTAGGTGAAAAACTTGGTGTAGTAGTTGATTTTATCACAAAGAAGTTTTATGCTTTTGTTGATAGTTTAATTGCTGCATTCAACTGGGTTGCTGAAATTATTCCTGGAATGGAGACATTTGATAAGAAAGCTAAAGATGTAGGAGCTAGTTTAGGTGAATTAGGTAAAAAAGGCATGGAGTACGTGGGTACTAAAGCTACTGAAATGGGTGAAGCTATCAAAAACGCATTACCAGAAGAAATTGGACAAGTAATTGATATGGTAGCAGTAGCAATTGGAGATGCTGGCATTGAATATGATAGAGCTGCAGAAAAAGCTAAAAAGTTTGCTGATGAAGCTATACGTATACGTGACATGGAAAAAGCAATGGCTTCATACGGAACTAGAAGTCCATCAGGCACAACTACTACACCTGTAATAAATCCAGCAGAACAAATAGCAATAGACAAAACAAACGCTAAAACACTTGAATGGTTTAAAAAGCTACAAGCAGGATTATTTCCACTAGAAGCAGCAGCAACACAAGCGGCAATGGAAATAAAAAGAATCAATGACGCTGTAGCAGCTGGTATTATTCCAGCAGATCAAGCAAAAGTGGCTATAGAGGGAATAAATCAAGCTCTAGCTGATATGCTACCAGAAAATACACGCTTACTAGAACTTACGGATCAAATGACTGCATTACATGATAGCATGTTCCCAATGAAAGCTACAGTCAAAGAGTATGAACAAACAATAGCAGATCTAAATGAAGCATTAGACATGGGTATAATTAGTCAAGACAAATTTAATGACATGCTAAAACAAGCTAAGGTTAACTTTGATAAAACTGTTGATGGCATGACTGAGAAAATAAAAGAATTAAAAACAGCAGGTGAAGTATTTGTTGAAGACTTCAATAAGAGCTTTAATGATAAACTAGCAGATGGCTTAGTTGAAGGTAACTTAAACTTTGATACATTTGCAGACTTATGGAAAAGCACACTAAAAGACCTAATATCAGATACACTCAATCAAGGAACATTGTTAAATGATATACTTGGTGGATTTGGTAAAGGCGGCGCAGGAGGCGGACTTAACATAGGTGATATGGTAAGTGGTATTGGCAGCTTTGCTAGTGGTATTGGCAGTAGTATAATGAGTTTCTTTGGAGGCCCATTTGCAGACGGTGGTAACCTACCTGCAGGTAAGTTTGGATTGGTTGGAGAACAAGGACCAGAACTAATTACAGGACCAGCTAAAGTAATAAGCAATGAAGAGAGCTTTGGAAATGGCGGTGGTCAACCTGCGGTAAATATAACTATACAAGCAATTGACACACAGACTGGAACTGAATTCCTTCTGAAAAACAAAAAACAAATTACAGGTATTATACAAGGTGCGTATAATAAACGTGGAAAACAGGGGATTTATTAATGTTAAGTATTTACACATACCCAGATAATAGTGGAACAGGTTACATTGATCCACTTTATTATGGTGCAACAACACCGGGTAGTGAAACCGGATATTTCAAAAGAATAACAGATTTAAAAGCGGGCACTAACTTAGCTTGGCCTACTGGTTCACTAATACCAACTGACACTGTAGTAAATTTAATTACAGCAACAGGATTGTTTCACAAGGGCGTAGATGCTGAAAATGGATTAGAAAATATATCAATTTACAGTTATTGGAATGAACCACTAGCTACTATAGATGCAGTATTAATTACTGAAGCTATTACTAGCAGTGACACAGCAGCAGTTCCAGCAGTTAGATTAACAGTTGACACTAGTGACTTATTGGATAGTGATTTAGTTCAATTAACAAACTTTGATGGAACACTAAATGAACAAAACAATAACAGTTATTATGTTGACGTTATCAATGCTACAACAGCAGATTTATATTATGATAGTGCGTTAAGTAACCCACTATTTTATCTTGCATTAATTTCAGGACAAGCAGTATCCAACATTGACTATGATAGTCCTACTCCAGAGTCTAGCCCAGTAAAAGTTACACTAACAGGATTAGGTGCAGCTCAAGATGGTAGTACTATTGATTTTATAACATCAGGTGGAAGCAACAAACA